GCGGTTGAAGTCTTATTGTATAGCTGTCTATCGTCATTATTTAGCTTAGTCCTGGTTACCACCAGAAAGTCCGTACCCCTGTGAGCGTCCGCCCAAATTGATAGGTCTCTGTCCGTGAAATCACTCAAGTCCGTTCCATCATCCCCGACCATAACTGCACGCTGACCTCCCGACAAAAGTCTAGAGTTCATTGTACGGCAAAGTTCGAAGGAGAGGGCTGGAAACTTGTCAAACTGGTTCACGGCACGACTGAAGGATCTACTTTTGGAGAAGCTTTTAATCTCCTTTTGCTCGTTGAACATGTACATCTGTGAGTTAATAATTGCCACCCTGTTATGAGTGTAATTCTTACCCAAGCTGAACTTTAGTCCACAAGCCTTTGTAACTTCCTTCCACTTCTCGTAAAGAGCACCATCATAGCACCAGAATAGGATATCATCCCCATTCACGCACATAGGCAACTCTTCCAAGAGCATGTACTCATTACTTTTGAGCAAACCGAGAGATCGGAAAAACTCTTCGTAAGCGACTTTTGTCGCTGCCAAGTTGATGAGGCAGAGTATTGGGAAAGAAGTCGGTGAGCCCATTAATTGACCCCACTGTTGTTGAAAGTATTCCCCCTTAGCTGTATATTTCAATAGATGTTCCGTAAGACAACGCTTTAGTACGATCTGATCCTCGAGTGGGACCCTGAGACGTTGGCAAATTGCTTCGTTAGCATAAACGCTTAAATGCGGATGCAGGAGGTCAGTTGCTGACTCATAATCCCCAGAAACGAAGAACCCCTCCTCATTATGTGAGAAGAGAGGCGAGTTTCCGAAGATCTGGCTCAAATAAGCCGAGTTGCATGGCTGCCCTATTAACCTACAGTTTTGTTGTTTCCGCATGCGTGAATGAATTACCTTCTGCCACCTCCTTGCGAGATGGTACTGATCTGCATCCCCCTTTGTTATGGTTCTCACCTTGAAGGCCTCCAGAAGAGGCACAACTTGTGCATGAACACTGTCCTTATGGTATGAATGAATGCGTGAACTCTCCTCCGCCTCAAAGTATAACTCTGAATTGTAGTAAGTCCTCACCTCCGTAACCTTATATTTGTAAGAACAGTAGGAATGTAGATAGCCAGTCGCTGGTTCAGGTAATGTGTAGTTTTCCCCATGTTTAGAGAGGAGATCCCCCAAAGCACCTCCTTTCCCCCGGCCGCAATCAACTGATGCACCGAGAGAAGGAAGACGTGAAGGGGGCCGTCTGGTTTCCGGAACCTTGTAGATTTTTGTCTTTAGCTCACCTGTCTTTTTGTTCTTTTTGATAACAATTGTCTCATCCTGTGTAGGAAGCGGACCGAATATATCGTCTGCGCCTAGATCTATAGCCTTTAAGATAAGCTTTTCGATCTTTTTTGAGAGCGGATCATCGAGATGAGGAGTACACAGGATTTTCTTGTGTTTCTCAATATTTTCTTCGATGAAACTGTTATCGACAGGGAGCGAGGAGCTTTTTGTAGTGTAAATATCTTTGGCGATCATCATAATAAGTTTCTTTTGTCCTTTTGTTCCGGACTTCGGAATTTTCTTACATAGACCAACCCATCGATTTCCCGCACACATGTACTTATATTTAGTAAGCCCACATGCACGAACGAAGTCTGGTACTGGTGGCAATTCCTTCTGTTGAAGAGTGTCGGCCCATAAGGTCGCACTGCTCCATTTGCAGAACTTTTCCATCAGTCCATACCTCGCGAGTACAAAAAAGATCCCCAACATATCACTTAGTTGTTTTATATTTAGGAAATCAGATAAACCATCACAAATTTTCATTCGTGAAGCAATCGTCCCATTTTCGTTACTATTCATCATAGACAACTCCCATAATCTCACAGTATTCGCGTACCATGAAACCATATGAGCTGCTTTGTAAAAAGCGTCAAATGGAGATTGGTCGGGAAGGAGTGCCAAGGTACCTCCACTGATAAGGGTGTTAATCTCATCATGTCGTCTCATCACTTGTGCCAAGTCCCACGATGGGGTAATGGCGAGGCCCTGATCCAGTTTACTAAACTGCGACCAGGCCAGAAGTGAAGAGACGGTGAAGGGGAGTTCTGCAATTCGATGATTGCCGAGTTCTCCATGTCTCGAATGGACTGTTTGACCCGTTTTACCGGGAGGGACACAGTCGTGAGTTACTACGCAGATTGATTCGCTTTCTTTACTTAAGTTGCTGCCCATTGTGGTGGTTGCTGAGATTT